TACTGCATCCATGGATGAAACCAAAAGCTGCTTTTTGCTGTTGACCCGGATGCTGGAAATCCATTTCAAAAAGTCGGCGGTCGTCATTCTGGATGAGTACGATGTTCCCATTGCAAAAGCCAGCAGCAACGGATATTATTCGCAGATGCTGGACGTGATGCGGGCTATGATGAGCACCACACTCAAAGACAATATCTCCCTCGACTTTGCTGTTGTTACCGGCTGTCTGAAAATTGCAAAAGAAAGCATCTTTACCGGGACGAACAATTTCGTTTCGGATACGATTCTTTCTCCCCGGTTGAGCGAATCCTTTGGTTTTACACAGGCAGATGTAGATCAAATGCTGAAAGATGCTGATCTTGAATCGCAGTCTGCTGAAATCAAGGCATGGTACGACGGCTATCATTTTGGCGATGCAGACATTTATTGTCCGTGGGACGTGATCAGTTATCTGCGAGATTTCCAGTATGGTGTAGCGCAGAAGCCGAAAAGCTATTGGAAAAACACCAGTGATAACGCCATCATCCGTTCTTTCATCGACTATGCAGGCGACAACATCACCACAAAGCTTGAAACTCTGATGGCTGGCGGCTCTATTGTTCAGCATATTGAAGAAAACCTGACCTACGATTATCTGCACTCCTCTGAGGAAAATCTTTGGAGTGTGTTGTATCTGACGGGCTATCTGACCAAGGTGCGTGATAAAGATTTGACGGATTCGCTGCCGGATGGCTGCTCTGCGTTGATGATTCCCAATGCAGAGATTCGGGAAATTTTTGAAACCACTGTAAGCAAATGGTTTGACGACAGTGCAAAGGCATGGAACCGCAGCCCGTTGTTTGATGCAGTCTGGAGTGGAAACAACGAAGCTCTGACAAAGGAAATGACCAAGCTGCTGCGCATGACCATCAGCTACCACGACTACCGGGAGGATTTTTACCACGCTTTCCTTGCAGGCATCTTTACTGGTGCTGGCTATGTGGTGGAATCCAACAAAGAGCATGGCGAGGGGCGCAGTGATGTTATTGTAAAGGACATCCGCAATGGCCGTGTGGCAATTTTTGAAGCCAAGTATGCAAAAACTCTGGATGCTCTGCCGGATGCCTGTGATACTGCCATTCAGCAGATCAATGACCGGATGTATGCAGCGGACTTCCGGGATGACTATGATGACATCCTCTGCTATGGCATCGCATTCTTCAAAAAGCGCTGCATGGTAAGAAAAAAATAATTATCTACTGGGGGAGTGTCTTCGGATGCTCTCCCTTTACTTTTGCAGGGCAGTCCGTGTGGATTGTCCTGCTTCTTTATATAAGGAGAGGACAGATTATGACCTTTCATGCAATGACCGAACCCTACGAAGAGATCACGGTTTGCGGAAAGCCTGCGCTGTTCACCAGCATCCGCATCAAAAGGGATACCGTCCCGGATGGCCTGTATACCTACGATGTCCGGCATGATGACGAGTGCCGGGGCATCCCTTGTGAGATCGCGCCCTTTGTGATGGTCAACCACTGGGGTACTATCATCCCTGCAGAACCGCTGGAACTGCCGGACGATGGGCGGCGATATATTGATGAGGATACCGACTGGAACTACGCGCCCTGGGATCATTAAGAAGCGGACTCCGAACGATCCTCGACCGATTCGGCGGTCATTCACATCTTGCTATGATTTCAAGGCTATGACAGCATTACAAAAATGTCCGGGACACGCCGGAAGCCATGGCTGCTCCGAATGCCAATCCCAGACCCCCACACAGGTATTACGGTTATGAAAACAGTCGGCACTTAGGTTACCCGTGAAGAAGCCGAAACGGTTCGTGCTGAAATGATGAAACGCCCTGCCACACCATATCAGGATTCCGTTTCACTTTTGCATATCAAAAATCACGTAGGTACAAGAAAAGCCGCTTACCTTTTCAGGTAAACGGCCTTACGTTTGGTGGAGCATTGTCCACAGCACTCGAACCCAACACTTCCTCACGGGTGACCGTTTTGGCATCATCCGTGAAGTTGAAATTGAGTACGACCCGGTCATCAAAGACGTAGACCGAGTTGACAAAGGTATCAATAATCTGTCGCTGGTGTTCCGTGCTGCCCACGTCACCCTTGCGGAATTTTTCAAGCCAGAACCGAATCCACTCACGGGTCAGGACGGGCTTTTTCAGCTCTTCTTCTAGAATGCTGGTGTTCAGGGCTTCTTTCCGGGCTTCCAGCTCGTCCAACCGCTGCTTGGTAGTCGGGGTCAGGATGCCCTGTTCAATGGCTTCCAGAAGGTTTGCGAGCCGTTTCTCCGTATCCCGGAGCTGCTCTTTCAGAACAGGCAGCCGGGTGTTCTCCTGCTGCTGGGCTTCCATGACCAAATCTATCAGCCGTTCGATGATTTCATCGCTGAAAATCACCTTAATGGCGGTATCCACCACGAACCGTTCCAGCGGCTCCTTGCGGATGGCTTTCAGGTCGCAGTGCGCCTTGCCGTGGCGTTTGGCGTTGCCGCACTTGTAATAATAGTAGGTGTTCCCCATGTGGCTGGTGCCGCTTTCGCCGCCCATGAGCGTACCGCACTTGCCACAGAACAGCTTGGTGGTCAGCAGATAGCTCACATCCTCTTTTGCAGGCCGACCGTGGGCGATCCTGTTTTGCTCGAAACGCTGCTGCACCCGGTCGAACAAGTCCTGATCAACAATAGCCGGGATGCCGCCCGGCGTCACAATGTCCTTGTATCGGTATTCGCCGATGTAGCGGCGGTTGCGGAAGATCTGGAAGAAGCTGTTCTTCACGAACGGCTTCCCGGTGCGGGTACGCAGACCGCGCTCGTTCAGGGATGCTGCAATCTTCTCGGCCGGTTCGCCGTCGGCATACCGTCTGAAGATCTCCTGCACGATGGGAGCCGTCTCCGGGTCGATATGGTACAGCCTGTCCTCCTTGCCAATGGTGAAGCCCAGCGGCACCATACCGCCGTTGTACTTGCACTGGAGGGCGTTTTCGCGCTCACCGCGCGCCACTTTCAGGGCGAGCTCGGCGGAATAGTATTCCGCCATGCCAATCAGCATACTTTCCACCATAATTCCTTCAGGTCCCTGCGAGATGGGTTCCATGGCAGACACCAGATGGACACCGTTCTTTTCCAGCTGGTACTTGTAGTTCACGGCATCGTAG